AACATACCAAAAATGCCGATAATGATACTGATAATGTAACTGATACTGTTACTGTTAATGATAAAGGAAAAAATAAACTCTTTAAAGCACCTACGGTGGGAGAGTTAAAAAATGAGTTTCCCAACATAGATGCAGAATCATTTCACGACTTCTATACTTCCAAAGGATGGAAGATAGGTAAAGACCCAATGAAAGACTGGAGAGCAGCTGCACGAAATTGGGAAAGACGAAATAATCCAAAACCCACAACTACCTTTGAAATTAGAAACAAAGCAACTTTAGACGATGACTGAGCAAATAGAAAAAAACATACTCGCTTGTTTTTTAATGAGCGACTACGCCAAAACCTTTTTAACAAGGGTTAAGCCTGAATGGTTTAGCGATTGGCACAAAGGGCTTATAAAGACAATGCAAGATATGTATATCAATAACGAGCCAATAGGTATACATACCCTATATTCACATTTTAAAGATAGGGCATTACTATTGGCGCAGCTGACCAATAACTTTGTTACTGATAAACACGTCGAAAAGGAACTGTATTATTTGGAATCTGAATACAACCGTACAAAACTTTTATCGGAGATCACAAAAGTTCAATCGACTTGGGATTTAGCAGAAATACAGAATCACCTTGAAATTATCAATCAGAATAGCCGTATTAAAAATAACAACCAGGTGCAAGAGATTTCGGTGGTAATGGCGAAAAAGATTGACGAAATGGAAGAGCGAATCAAAAGCGGTAACAAAATGAAAGGCATTAGTACCGGTTGGCGTTCACTTGACAAATATATCGGAGGTTGGAACAAAGGTAATTTAGTTGTGGTAGGCGGTCGCCCTGGTATGGGTAAGAGTGCTTTAGGTTTAAACTTTTGTATCGATGGGCAGCATTTCGCAAAACATTTATTTGTATCAGTAGAAATGAGTGCTGAAGAATTAGCTGAGCGGATGTTGGCAGATTTAAACAATATTGAGAATAACAAAATCAGAAACGCCAACGTAACGCAGAGCGATTTAGAGCGAATGTCTCAGAGCATTTTTAACGCTAACTTTCACATCATAGACACAAAGGATAACAACGTATACAACATTATTAGCCTTTTAAAGGTGCATAGAGCAAAGTATGGACTTGACGTGGTAGTGATAGACTATTTGCAAAAGTTAGACGCAGGAGGGCGAGATATGAGAACCAATGTAGGTATGGCATCTACTGCATTAAAGAACTTTGCAAGAGAGTTAGGTATCACCGTTATCGCATTGGCTCAGTTGAATCGAGACGGCAAGAACGCAAGACCTGAACTCACAGAGTTAAAAGAGAGCGGTCAGATAGAACAAGATGCAGACGTTGTTTTATTTCCATTCAGACCTTCATACTACGAAGAGACAAAGCCTGATATTGAAGATGCAGTTGTAATCATTGCTAAGAATAGACACGGAAGATTGTGCGACATCACTTGCACTTTTGAAGGGGGACTAACAAGATATAGAGAGAACCTATGAATCAGCACAGAATCTACCGAATATTAAAGCTTATTGAATTGATGAAACTCAAACCACGCAACATATATACGATGGCAAGATATTTAGAAATAAGTGAGCGTTCGGTTTATAGATACATAAATTGTTTTAAAAAAGCCGGTCTTACAGTTTATCGCGATAAATACCTAAAATACGGAATAAAATGAAAATACCACCATTGCACTACTCAGTAATTTTATTGAAGGAAGATTTTAATCAGAACCCTTCGCAAATTGCGACACGTTTAGATTTGTCTTTGCGATATGTCTATAAGATTTTAAATAGATACCGGGAAGGGCAGACATTAACGCCTGATCACCAGTACGAATGTAACAACACAACAACCCAAACAAGACTAAATAAATACAGATGAAAGACTATCACTACGATTACATTGCCCTAAAAGCACGTCATGAACGCATGAAGCTTATGCACGATGCCAAAATTGAAAAGCTTAATCGGGAAATTGCCGAGTTAAGAGCTAAAATTATTCAGCCCATTGTAATGCCTAAATTTGATTTAGACTTAGGCGATGTGCTTAACATTGTGAGCAGAGTTACTCAGGTGTTCCAGGAGGACATTATCTCATCTAAGCGACACCGGGAGATAGTAACGGCAAGAGCATTGTTTTGCTACATTTGTCGTAATCACCTAAAAAAGCCATTCAAGCACATAGGTAGATTTATTAATCGTGATCATTCAACCATTATTCACCTGGTAAACAATTACGAGTCATATCTTGAAATGGAGTACCAACCCGAAAGCACATACTACAATGAGTCAATCAATAGAGTTAACTATGCGAAGAGGCAAGGAATACTTGCACATCATTCTTATGACGGAGAAGGAAGTCATCTACTATGCGAAGAAGTACCTGAGTCAAGGATGGCAAGTTTATAGTATTGACAAGTTTAAATCGATATCTCTACACTATCATTGTGAATAAGTTTATAATAAATAGGTAAATATTGCAAATAACTTTGTCATATCAAAAAAAGTCAAATCATAAACGAGTTAACTAAACAAGGTTGGATTATGGATGTATGCGTCAAAGTTGGCAAAGAGTTAGCAAGTGACTTGTATCAGGAACTTTTTGTAATCCTATGCGAAAAGGATGACGAATGGATAGAGGATAAATACAAGAGCGGTTATTGGGAAGGCTACATTATTAGAATTATTTTCAATCAGTTTTACGGCAAATACACGAACTTTGCCAAGAACTATATAAACGCCATTGGCACGGAAGATATTGACAACATCGAGATAGAAGAGGAAGATTATAATTTCAAAGGTGACACGATGCTTTTATGTGTGAATGAAGTTATCAGCCAATTAGATTGGTATCACAATAAGATATGGCATTTGTACACCAATGGAGATGAAGGTAAAAACATTGCAGCTTTTAACGCGAGGAGCATCAATAGAGGTACGGGTATATCTCGACATGAGATTTGGAGAGTTTTAAATTTAATTAAGATAAAGTCAAACGAATTATATAAAAAGAAATATGCTAAACACTTTGATTGAGATTTGCGGCATCGCTTCAGCCGGTGTTATATTGGTTAGGAATTTGACATGGAGATTAAAGGTAAAGCCATTCACTTGTGAGTTATGTTTGGCGTTTTGGTTAGGGTTACTATACTTTCACTCAATAGAGGGTTTTGCCTTTAGTTTTTTAGCCGCAGCAATCGCAACAATTTTAAACAAATACATATGACACCAGAACAAATATCCTTCACTATGTCTACCTTGAGAGATGCCTATTTAATCTTTCAGCAGACACAAACATTTAAACTAACGCCTGAGAACAACGTAAAGCTACAAGCATTATACACCGATGTCATGGGAAGACCTTTGCCTAACTGCTCAAGTTGTGTAATGGAGGGCGTACTATCGTTATTAATCAAAGCAGAGAGTGAACTAAACGCAGCTCAAATTTCAGACGATGAACAAAAACCAAAAAGAAGGCGCAAATAGTTTTAACGGTCTTTGGGCAGATCATGAGTGCTTCATGTGGGAGATGCGTAACGGCATCCACTTAGAAAATCGTCACTTCGTAGATATGTACAAGCTTTGTGCATCTCAGATATGTGAACTGACCAACCCTAAAGAGTTTACTGATTTAGGAGGTGGTGTAGGTGCATACTCCAAAGCAATGCGTGAAAGAAGTATTTACACCAAATACTACGATGCCAATATTCACCACCACGAGTATGCGCATCAGTACAAGGTAGCAGATAGGTATTACTATGCAGATTTCACCAAGCAGCAAATAGAAGGCGATTTAATCGCTTGTATTGAAGTCATGGAACACATAGAAGATGAACGCTTAGAGCCATTTTTAAAACGAGTTAAATGCAATTACTTTCACTTTAGTAGCACACCGCACACGAGTGAGATGGATGCAGATTGGGGGCATATCAATATCAAGCAAGAAAACGAATGGATAGCACTATTTGAGAGCTGCGGTTTTAAATTAGATAGAAAGTTGCATTTTCCTACTACCTGGAGTTTACTATTTACAAAATGAAAAAGCACACCCTCATATACATGAATCACTTCGGTTATGACATTTCAGATTTCATACCTTGCGAAGTATGTGGAGGTAGAGCGGTAGATATTCACCACATCGAAGCAAGAGGTCAAGGCGGAAGCAAAACAAAAGATACAATAGAAAATCTAATGGCAGTTTGTCGACCTTGCCACATCACGATGGGCGATAAAAAGCAGTACGAGGACAAATTAAAGGAAATACATCAGAGAGTGTTAAACAGTCGTAAAACAGCCGAATAATGAGTAATAACCCTATACCTAACAGTAAGCCGTTTAAACCAAATGACGAGCGTATAAATAAGCTTGGTAGACCTAAGAAATTTACCACCGAATTAGCAGAGCATGGATACAAACTTGCAGAGGTCAACGATTCCATCCAGGCGATCATGGCAATGAATGAAGTGCAAATTAAAGAGGTGCTGAAGAACCCCGATGCGACTATGCTCGAAAAGACAGTTGCAAAGGCTATCATTAAAAGCTATGAGAAAGGCTCACTATATTCTATGGACACTTTGATGAGTCGTGTGTACGGCAAACCTCAGGAAAAGTTAGAGGCAACTGTTGAGCAGAAGATAGTGAATGTAACGTTAAAGTTGGATTAAAATGTCCAGTAAATGATGTAAAAAACTTGACAAACCACAAGGTAAAATATATATGGAAGAAATCACATTTTTAGGAAACGCTTGGTCAGATGACTATGGCGTAAACGTAACGATTAATTTAGAGAAGTTTGAACAGGCAATCAGAACCGGCAAGTTAGAGAAGAACAAGTACGGTGATGTACGTTTGCGTGTACAACGTCTGAAAGCACCAAACGACAAAAGTAAGGCTACGCATTATGTAGCAGTACCAAAACCAAAACCTGAAAGTCCATTTTGAGAATCTTAGTTTTGTTTGACGGCATGAGTGGCGTATCCTTCCATAGGTTGTATACGCCCTATGCTCGTTTGCAGTTGGACTATGAAGATGTCACGGTCGACATATCTCAGAACCCTAATGAGTGGGGAGATTTGCCTTATGAGAATTACGACTGCGTAGTTTTTAACCGATGGCTTGGAAAGTTGCAGTACAACATCCTTCCGTTACTTGCCAAAAAGAAAATACCTTTCATCTGCGATAACGATGACTATTGGGT